TTAAGTTGAGGCAACTTTAATTGAACAGGCTTCGGTACTTTACTATCTAATATAGTAAGTAATTTTTCACTCATTTTTTCTAAACTAAATTCAGTTTTTGAATGATGTGCTTGACGTTTAGCTTTATCAGTGTATTTTTTATAATTTTTAAATACATCCTCTAATGTTTTAGATGCTTCTTTATCGTTAACTGTAAACCAAGCTGATTCAGGTAATATCATATTTTGAATAACAGCAGATGGGTGAATTGGAGTTAACATGCCTGGAAGTAATGTTGAGAATTCTGATAAGAAATCAACATGTCCACTCCAATTTGGTGCTATTACTGGTTTCTGTGATGTTGTGAATTCTAGTAATGGTCTTCCATATCCTTCACCCTTAGTAAACGATACAAATGCTTTAATTTTAGGATGATTATATAATTCATTTATATCCTCATCACTAAATTCACCATGAAGTAAATATACTGGTGGTAAATCACCTCCTATATATTGTTGAATAGCTCTAATTTTATCTAACATTTCATCTCTATCCATTATAGATGGTGTTGCTGATTGTGTTTTTAATATTAGAGCAGGTGGTTTAATTTTACCTCGAAATGTTTCTAAAAATATTCTAAGTAATCCAGATACATTTTTTCTATCTTCGTTTAAATCACCTTGTAGCCAATGTCCTAAATATAGAAATGCATAATCTTCAGGTATTTCGTTTATAAATTCATATAAATCAATATTATTGAATTTATCGATTTTATTGTATATGTCTGTATTTACACCTTCAAATAATACTTCTACTGGTGTTTTTAATTCTACTATACTTTCTATTTGTTGTGTTTGACTATTACGTTTTTCAAATTTAGAATTTTGAAATACTGTTTTAGCATGTTCAGATGATACTAATACTAAATCAGCATTATTACATCCTTCAATCCAACTAGGATCACATATTGTAGTTTCAATACCTGCTGTAATTAATATATTAAATTTACCAATACGTTGCATTTCATTTGGAACAGTAATTTGAATCCAAACATCAGGTTGTTTAGGTAGTTGAGGAACAGCTAAAATACAATCTTTTATTAATTTGTGGTCTGGATTTGAATCTTTAAGAAATCCATATGGTGTAGAACCCCATCGTTGTGATAGGATTTTTACATCATATTTTTCTGATTTGATAATAGATAATGCTATGTCGCGTGAGCGGGCTCCGTAGCCGCTGAAAGTTTCAATAGGAGCACTTATAACTAATAATGGTTTCATATTATTTTGAGATAACGTGTTGGACAAAATGTTTTGGTTGTTTTAATGGTTCTACAGGTATAAATTCAAAATCATGTCTTGGCTGCCATTTATCAAATGTTTCTTCAACACCATCAATAATGTTTTTACACATATTTTTAGCAGTCATCATTGATTCATCTGAAGTTACCCATTCACGAGCAGCTTTACATGCCTTTTGATAATCTTCAGTATTAAACATTTTATCGTTATAAACTTCATTTATTACTTTAGCAACATCAAGTGGTTCAACTCTATCATCAAAGATATAAGGTGTTGGAATAGAACCTACTAACGAGAAATTAGATGGAAATACTGGGTAAGCCCAAATACCACACTTTTTATATTTGCCTCTATGATTAGAACCAAATTCTTCAGTAAATTTAATCCAATCACCATTTTCGTCTTCAAAACGCATCTGATCCTGCATACCACCTGTTACTGTAGCAATGATTGGTTTACCACACATCATTCCTTCAGTTAATGATAATCCCCAACCTTCGTTTGAACTTATTAACGTTACAGCATCTACTGCGTTGTAAAGTAAATTCATTACATTTGCTGGTTGTCTACTTTGGTCGAATAAAATTTGATATTTTTCATCATAACCAAATAACATTTCGCTTACTGCTTTTAAATCAGTACCATTTTCATCTACTATTTGTGTGTGAAGTACCAAAGCACATCTTTTAGCTTTTTCTTCAGGTAAAGCATCAACAAATACTTTCCAGGCCAACAATAAGTCAGATACTGATTTACGCCTAATATTGCGAGCATTATACAATAAAGTAAAATCATATTCTTTATTATTAAATAATTGTCTTTTGAATTCTTTTAATGTTAAGTATTCTAAATGTTCTGATGTTATAGGAAAAAATACTTCTTCATTAATACCATGAGGAACATATTTAATTACTTTTTCATCTGCAACCTCAGAACCCAATACTGCTCTATTTAAATTTTCTGTTTGTTTACTAATAGCTAATAAACCATCACATGATTCATAATATGATTTATTATACATTGGATAAGGCAAATCATCCCAAATATTTAAATAAATAATAGGCATTTGTTTTCTTATTTCATGTTCCATTTGAAATAACCAAATCCAATATCTTGGATCAGTAAACATCATTAATGCGTCTGGTTTTTCTAATTGAATTATTTGTCTTACAAGTTCAGGAGAACCGTATCCATCTATTGGGTATAAAAATACACTAGCATCTTCAATACCTGCTATTTTATTAGTATCAGCATTTAAATCGAGTCGTTGACCTTTATCAGGATGTGTAATAGCACCTCCTAAATTAACCCAATTAAAATGATGTGCTGTTCCTAATACCATCTCTCTAGCCATAGTACTAATACCAGAGGTCATACGAATGTCATCGCATAAAAGGAGTATTTTTTTTCTTTGATCTTTTGGTATGTAACCTTCTTTTAACATAACGTTATTTTGTTGTTTTATAATTTACCTGTTATTTCTGTATCTAATTGGTTGTGTATTTGTTTTTTAAATTCTTCGTTGGTTAAATATAGATACATTGCTCGTTCAGTTAATTTTTGAGTACTGAACTTGTTCCTGACGCAGGCTAATTTAAATTCTTCGAATAAATCTTCGGGAATTTTTACACTTGTTAATTGCATGTTTGCTTTCATAATTATATTGTTTTGTATATAAATATATAACAATTATGAAAGAACATTCTTTTTATCACATAATGTAATATCATCTCTGTAAGGACACCATTTGCAACTACTTTCTCCAACATTCTTAATATATGATTTTATTTGAGGTTTTCCAAACTCGTCGAACGAATTTTTTATAAAATCATTAAAAACAGTTAAGCATTTATTCATTTTATTAGTTCCGCTAGGCGGTACTACATTTTGTACTCTAGGTTGAGGATATTCACTTTTTTCCCAAATTTTTCTTTTCAAAATTACAAATTTTACTTCTATATTTTCTATAGGAAAATCATATTGTTTTGAAAAATAATGTTTGTATAAAAGTAATTGATATTGTTTTATTTCATCTTTTTTCTGTTCATCACTCCAAGATGATTTTGATGTTTTAAAATCCCATATTTGAACTTTATTTGTATCAACATCATAAAACACTACATCAATAAATCCTTTTAAAAATATATTATTAGATACTTTTATTAGTAAAGGTAATTCAATATCTAATAATTTTACACCTTTAGTAGTAAATATCTTTTTTCTATTCTTTTTAACATAATTTAAAAGATTAACAGCATCTTCATAAAACTCACCCATTTCTGTTGGAGTAGAAAAATGAGAACCTACTTTTTTATATTCCTCAGTATACAATTCAGAAAATTTATTTTGAAATATTTCATGTAAGTCCATTCTATCAGCTGCAGCTCCACTTAAAACATACATGTTATCAACATATTCTTGAATAGTTTCATGTATTGCTGTTCCGAAAACTGTATGTATAGTTGCTTGATATGGTTGTTTATTTTCTACATAAGTTAAATACCATTGATGTGGGCATTTTGCATATATGCTAAACTGACTATATGATACTGTTTTATGAAAAGCATAATTTAATTCTGGAGATGTATGATTTTTGAGTTTTAATTCAATTTCTGTCAGCTTTTGTTTAGCCATATATTTCTCTTATTTTAGCTCCTAATTCAGCATCATTGGGATATGTTTTGACTAAATCTTGTACTGCTTGTTTTTGTGTAATAATTTTTTTACAATACTGAGCTGCATCTAATAGTTCTTCATAAAGATGTTGAGTAAATTCGTCGTGATTATTTTGTTCAAGTGTTGTTGAATATTTATTATATCCGCGTTCTGCTCTGTCAGATAAGTCTACTATAACTGATTTGGTAATATCGTCTTTTATTGTATTACTCATGTTCCTTTAATTTGTGTTGTAATGTTTTTAACTTCATCTTCAGAAAGCATGTCTATATATTCTTTAGCTTCTTTTTTACCAACTTCAAAATATATTTGAATAGCTTCTATTTGATCTAAATCGTATTCTTTTTTATTAGTAGGTTTAAGATACTTAAGATACTTATATTGTTTAGGTAGTAAGTCTTTATATAAATTATAAAGATGTTCACCTTTCATCTGCCAAGTATTCTTTTGTATTACATTTACTACTTCACAATAATCAGGATCCATACTTAGAAAACGATTAATCATCCAATTATTGAAACCTTCGTCTCCTAAATATGGTCCTTTAGTTGTGGTAATATTTTTTAAATGACTAAAAATATTTTGTTCCATTAATAATTCCTACTTTCGTCTGAATAATTAGCTCTTGATTTAATAGCAGCATCTCGTAAATGTACTTCATTACTAAGATATTTAATACGATCGATTGCTAAACCAAGTTCTGTACTTAATTCTTTAACAACTTTATCTAATTCTTTGTTGGCTTCGTTTGCTCTAATAAGAGCACCTTTTAATGCTACTACTTCGTTTTCTAGTTCTTGATATTCCATTTTGATTTTTTTTAATTTATTTCGGTTAAACATTTTTATCTATTAAAAGAGATTATTTTAGCTCCTTCATTATTTGATGGTGGTGTAGGTGGTTCAGGTGTTGGTTTACTTTTAAGTTGTAAAGGTAAAAACTCTTCATTAACATGTTGACATTTACTACAAGCCATTACATTAATAGGAATTAAAGCATCTTGTGATGTTCCTGTCAATAGACGAGATGCTTTTCGAAGTAAAAATGCATTTATAAAGATATTATTGTTACATTTTTCACAGATTATTTCTGTTGTTTTGTCTAAACTAATGTTTAATTGTGGTTCCATTTTATAATATTAATAATTTAATTTACAATCTTCAATTTTAAAATCCAAAGTTATTTTTACAGGTTCATCAGATTCCCAATTTAATGAACCAAAATCAATATATGATATTTCTCCTGTCAGTTCCCACTCTGCAACTTTATCTCCAACAGGTCCTAATTCTTGAATTAAAATTTTTAATTTATAAGAATCTAGTTTTTTTAAGTTAGATAAACCATTTATTATAGCTTGAGATGTTGAAGGACATACGGGATCGTACATATCAAAAGTTATGTTATTCCAAGAAATCATATCTCTACGTACACTACAGGAAGGTCTAGTAGTATTATGTATAACATAACTAGGAATATAGAAATATTCAGGAAAAACAACTATAAATCTATTTTCCATTTTTGGTTCATAAGAATTAGGAAGAGGATTGCTTTTATTTTTCATTTTTATAATATTTGTTTTGTTGAAATGATTTTTACTATTTTAGCTAATAATGAGGCCATATTTATCTCTTTATCTGGTACTGATTTCTGAAAATATTGATGGTTATCTAATTCAATAGTAATTTCAGCATCGTGTCCTTTACTATATTCATCTAAATGCTTAAATAAATACTCAATTACTGGTTGGTAATCATCTAATTGACTATTAATTATTAATTGTCGGCATTCTACCCAAGTTTTAGAAGTAGGTGTTTTTAATAATTTTACTAAGTTTTTATTTAAATTATTATCAACAGCAATAATAGTTAATTTATTGTCTTTAACATTTTGTTGTAATACTTTAATTATAGAACGAATATCAGGATAGAATTCATTAATAACATAAGCAACATCTTGCATTTCATATTTTATATTTTCAATATCTAAAATATTTGTACAAACATGTTTAGCTACAATACTCTTAGTAGGTGGTTTTAAAATATGAACTTCACAACGTGATTGTAATGGTTCGATTAAACGATCAATATAATTACAAGTTAATATAAAACGAGTATAAGCTGAGTATTCTTCAATTAAATTTCGAAGTGCTGCTTGTGCTGGTTGAGTTAAGAAATCAGCTTCATCTAATATAACAATTTTAGTAGGATTAAATGATGCGGTTGAAGCGAATCCTTTAACTTTATCTCTAATCATATCAATACCATTTTCATCACTAGCATTAATATAAAGATAATCACATTTTAAATTATTAACTATTAATTTAGCTAATGTAGTTTTTCCAGTTCCAGCAGTTCCACTAAAGATAAAATGAGGAATGTCATTTTTTTCTATACAGTCAGCAATTCGTTCTTTAACAACTTCATTACCAACATATTCATCTAATGTTTGTGATCTATACTTTTCGATCCAGAGTGTGTGTTTTTTCATAACTTAAATTTAATAATTTTATTTTGACAATCCAAACATTTAAAATTTGATTAGGAAGGGTTTCGTCTCTCCTAGCTGGCCCACTGAAACCTATGTTTACTGTACGACTCGAACGTAAATGCTAGCACCCCAATCCAGCTCGCCTTTATTAAAAGGTTCCTAATCAAATATTTTTATTCAGGAAATACTATTACTCCAGGATCTTTTTCACCTTTAGAGTTAACTACTTCCTCATCAAGTTCAACTTTAAATGGAACTCCATTTACTTTAAACTCACCTCCTTGTTTAAGCATTTTTCTAAAAAACGATTCTTGTTTTTCAGTCCAATCTTTACTTAAATCTAATACTCTTTGTTTATCAGTAACATCACCATCAATATAAATGGTGATGTTCTTTCTTATTGTTTGTGCTGTTAACATATTACATTCCTAAATCACCTAAACCATAATCATCATGTTGTGATTTTTTAATATCTGGTTTAGTATGAATAACACATTCTGTCATTAATAATGTTACTGCGGCTGCAGCTGCATTTTCTAAAGCTGATCGTACTACTTTAGTTGGGTCAATAATACCTGTTGCATAAGCACCAACTACTTTATTATTAGTAATATCAGGTACTAAATCAACTTGATCGATTAGATCATTTAATTTGATATACCATGAAACAACGTTTTCACCAGCATTTGATAATATTTTTTCAAATGGTTTATAACAAGCTTCATATACAATTTCACCACCTTTAGTATTACGATTAGTAATTGCTTCTCGAGCGTGTAATAATGCTACTCCAGCTCCTGGTAGGATACCTTCGTCTAATGCTGCTTTAGTTGCTTGTAATGCATCGTCTAGGCGATCTTTTTTCTCTCTCATTTCGATTTCAGTACCACCACCTACGTTTATAATAGCTACTCCACCAACCATTTTACCTAAACGTTCTTGTAAACGTTCAATATTATATGGTGCTGTTTCTTTATCTAATTGTGTTTTAAGTGATAAAATACGTTCTTCAATTTTTTCAGAATCACCTTTACCATCAACTATTGTTGTTGTTTCTTTACCAACTGTAACTACACGAGCAGTACCTAACCAATCCATATTTAGTTTAGATAATGACATACCGCGTTCAGTTGATATCACAGTAGCACCTGTTAATATTGCCATATCTTCTAACATTTGGTTTCTTAAATCACCAAAGCCAGGAGCTTTAACAGCTACTACTTTTAATGCACCTCTACCTTTATTCATTACAAGTGTTGCTAATGCTTCACCTTCAATGTCTTCAGCAATAATTAATAACGATTTTTGTTCTGCTGAAATTTTTTCTAATAATGGTAATAGATCCTTAATAGTATTAATTTTCTTATCATAGATTAGAATAAATGGATTATCTAATACAGCAGTCATTGTTGTATTATCTGTAACGAAATAATGTGATTTATAACCACGATCAAACTGAATACCTTCTACTACTTCGAGTGACGTTTCACCTGAACGTGATTCTTCAACTGTTACAACTCCATCTCTACCTACTTTTTCTAAAGCAGTAGCTACTAATTCACCAATTTCTGTATCACCATTTGCTGATAGTGTGGCTACTTGTTTAATTTGTTTCTCGCCTGAAATAGCTTTAGATAATGTTTTTAATTCTTCTACTACTTGTTTTACTGCTTCTTCAATATCTCGTTTTACTTGAGTAGCATTTGTAGATGCATAAGCTGTGGCATCTAATGCTTGAGATGCAATCGAATGAGCTAATACTGTAGATGTTGTAGTACCATCACCTGCAGAATCTACTGTTTTTTGTGCGGCTTGTTTAATAACAGTAACAGCCATATTTTCAATTGGATCTTCTAAAGTAATTGATTTAGAAACAGAAACACCATCTTTTGTAGATTTTACAACACCATGTTCTTCTTCAATTAATACGTTACGTCCAAAAGGACCCATTGTTACTGACACGGCTTTATTGACTTTGTCAATACCGGATTGTAATTTTTCTTTTGCCTCTCGGTCAAAACTAATAATTTTACTCATTTTCTAATACAGCTAATATGTCTTGTTCTTTGTAAATTAAATATTCTTCGTTTTCAACAACCATTCGTTGTCCACCAAACGCGGTAAATACAACTTTATCTCCTACTTGTAATGTATTTGGAATTAATACTCCATTTAAATTAATTAATCCAGGACCTACAGCAATTATTGTTCCGATTAATGGTTTATCTTTTCCCATATCGGCAACTAATATATTACCATATCGTTCCTCATTTTCATCTTGTTTGATAACAATATTGTTATGCAACGGTTTTATTTGTTTCATATTATGATTTTTAATTAAATTTAAGATACGGACAGATCTTTGGATTTCAAAACTTATTTAAGCAACTTTGATTTAATTTCAATTTTCTTAGGTGCTTTTTCAACTGAGATAGGAATATCTAAAATAAGTAATCCTTTATCTAGTGTAGCCTCTAATTTGTTTAAATCGAATTTAGATGCAATTTTCCAAGCTAAATCAAAAGAACGTTTTGCAATTCCTTTTGAGATATAAGAGCGTTCTTGTTCTTCTATTTGTTTAGTGTGGCTAACTCGTAACGTTTCTCCTTCAACTAATATGTCTAAGTCTTTATGTTCAAGACCTACTACAGCTAGTTCAAAGCGTAACCCTTTTTCTGTTTCGTAGATATCTACGGGATAATTAATTTTTTCGCTAAATGTATTAAATGCTGAATTTGGACTTAATAAATTTTTCCAAACGATGTCAAACGGATCATCTAGGAATGGTTTAATCATTGTCATAATTGTTTAATTTATGTTCCCCTAAGGTGAACGGTTAATTACTAATTGTTAATTAATTGTTAAGATCTGCCGTATCTTAAATATAAATATATAATAATTTAAATTTTTGCTAAAACAATATAAGAAGAATGTTGTCCTTCTTCAGTTTTAAATTCTAATTTCATAGCACCTTCATTATTAATATATGCTGTTCCTTCAGAATTATAATTTGCATCAAATATTGCTTTTAAATATTCAGTATTAAATTTTAATCCAATATTAGAATTATCTGTAAGTTTAGATGTTGTTGGAGTTTCAAACATAATTTTATTTGAATGTCCATCTGCTTCACCTAAAGTAAAATACACTTTAGATTCATCAAGATTATTTACTCCTGCTTTAATAGTACATACTTCAGAACCTAATGCTTTATATGCTTTAAGCCAAATATTTATTAAATCATTAGTTATATCAAAACTATAATTGCTTTCAAAATCATTAATTGAAAAATTAACTGATGGTGCTAACATTGGGTTTGCTAATGCATATTCTAAATTATATTCATTATCTGCAATTAATAATTTAGTAGCAATATTTTGTTCGTTTTTTATATCTAAAGTAATAAATTGAGCACATATATTAATCAATTTAATTAATTTAGAAGTATCAAATATAACAAAGTCACTATCAGGAAATTCAAAAGGTGCTGTAATAATTCCCACCATGTCTTTAGTAGGTGAAAATGTTTTTATAGTAATGTTATTATTTTTAATTTCCCATTTAACTTTTTCACCAATACCATTTAAATAGTATTTGTCTATTGTAGATAATAATTTTAGTTTTTCCATAATATTTGTATTAATATAATTAAAATTCCTAGACTTAAACAAGTAAATGTTTTAAAAGTTACTGCTTCTCTAAATAATAAGTAAGACATTGTAGTAAATACAGTTACACCTAATCCAAAACCTAATATTCTAGATGGCCATATTTGACCATTAAATGCAAGTACTAAATATTGTACTGATTTTAGATATAACCAAGTTACAGGTGCTCCTATTAATATTACTAACCACTCATTACGTTTAAATAAATCATATTTAATAGAACCTTGTAATTGTAAAAATGTTACAATTTGAGCGGCTAATCCGAATAATACTCCTTTAATTAAATTCATTTTTAAATATAATAAGATTATTTTGACTATTCAAATCTAAAGAATTTACCTGCATTTTCATGTAAGTCTACAAATTCCCATCCTAAATCACTATAAATACCTCGTAATTTATTCATTAATGTTGCTTCAAATCCTAATTCTCTATCAGCATATTGTTCAATAAACTCGTTTATAAAGTCAGGATCATTACCTGTTAAACCAATTACATCAATTTTAAACGGATTATTTTTTAATTGAATATATTTCATTTTATCACCCTCAGTAAAACATGGATATTGTTTATCTAATTTTTTAAATCTGAGTAGATCATTGTACCAGCATGCTGCTTTTGTGTTAATAGGTGCTTTTAATTTTAATGTTGAAAATATTTCACCTAAAGCGGGTTTGCGTTCTATATAGGATTTTATTTGTTTTACTCCAGTTGGTTTTGCAATATCTATTATAGGAATATTTTTAACGTATTTTTTAAAGTCTATTATTTTTTTATCTATTTCTTTTTTAGAAGTACCAAACATTATTTGTTGTAATAAGTCTTCTCCAAATTTACGATACATTGGAGTCATATTTGATTTCATCAAATCTAATCCCATCATTATCATTTCTTCTGTTGTTACACCTTCTTTATTTACAACCAACATAGCATAACGTCTTTTACCTGCGAAATAACCTCGTTCAATTACTACTTCTTGTTTTAATTCAAAGTAATGAGGACGTTCTTTAACATTAAA